GTTTCCCAGTCACGATCATTGCGGAGCGATTACAATTCAAGGTCCGGGAACTGAGGGAAGAGCTGAACCGGGTTGGTGCTTAACCACACCCGATAAGGGAAACGCATATCGAAAGATTAAACAATTGGAGGTTTTGGGTTATGGCAAGTATTAGCAGAGATGCACTTATAGGCGAGATAAGGGCAAGATTCCCAGAAGATGCAAAAATAGTGGGATTCAAGGTTCAGGCTGACTTAAACAAGTCAAGACGCACAATCGAACAGCCTTGGGCGCACAGATGGAATATCAGCAAGCGCAGCCCGAAGGCAAAGGGCTTGACGCAGCAGCATTTGCTTAAGCATCCTGAGAAGCTGGAGAGGTTTAACAAGGTGCGCATCTGGTCGAATGAATGGCGCATGTGGTGGAGACAAAAAGGAAACGGTTACACGGATGACGTGGATCAGGCTGGTATTTATCCTGCGGATGATGCATGGCAAAGGGTTTCTGGGTGCGGCCCGGAGAAAAAGATCGTGCTGTATTCGGTAGATTAACAACTTACTATAAAGTAAGATTATTTATACTAGCCCAATCAGTCCCCGAAGCAATGGAAATTACAACTCAGTACGGCATCCCGGCACGCCTGGTTAAAGCTAAGAGCAAGGCCGAAGGATACGCAAGCCACAGCCGGTCGCACAACACGAAGCGATCATACCGGGCAAGCTGGACCGTATTCTGTGATTGGTGCAACGAGAACAGGCTGGAGGCATTGCCAGCGACGATAGGAACCGTGGCGTTTTTTGTCTCCGACATGGCAGACACGCGCAAGTACAGTACACTGGAATCCTATATGGCGGCTATCAGTGTAGCGCATAAGATGGCGGGGTACGACACGCCGTGCAGAGCGCGTGATGAGCCGCTGAGTAGCGTGTTGCAAGGTATCAAGAACCAGCACGGCACGGCACGCGAGAAGGTTGCACCGCTTATGGCTAAAGAGATCAGCGCCATAGGGGACTATATCAACACCGCCCTTTATAATGCCGGAGACAAGGACCGTTTGGCGCTGCTACGGGATAAGGCTATATTACTGATGGGCTTTACGGGTGCCATGCGTAGAAGCGAGATCGTTGCCGTAGAGGTGCAGAACATCCGGTATACGGACGAAGGCATGGTGATCTGGCTGGCACGCTCGAAGGGCGATCAGGAAGGTAAGGGACAGGAGATCCCGGTCGTGTATCAGCAGAAGCATTGCCCGGTGCGGGCCGTGAGAGCCTGGATTGATGAAGGCGGTATAAGTAGCGGGTACGTGTTCAGGCGGATAGATCGCCACGGCAACATAGGCAGCGGCGAAAAGCCGATGAGAGGCGGCAGCGTTGCCGATATCGTCAAACGGTATGCAAGCGCGGCTGGCGTCAATGAGAAGGCCGTAGCGGGCCACAGCTTGCGACGCGGGCTTGCAACGCAGTTGGGGCGCAATGGTGAGCCGATGCACATCCTGATGCGGCACACGCGGCATAAGACGGAGAAGGTGGCTCGGGAGTACATCGAGGCAGGAACGCAATTTTCACAAGACAATCCGACGCATAGGTTGGGGTTATGAAAGCAATCGAAACGGTTTATAATGGATATCGGTTCAGGAGTAGGTTAGAGGCACGATGGGCAGTGTTCTTTGATGAGATGGGAATAAATTATCGTTATGAATGTGAAGGGTACGAATGGAAAAACGATGATGATGTGCTTCGCAGGTATTTGCCTGACTTTGAGATAGATGGGGTTAGGCTATGTTCTTTTACAGAGTATTTAAATGATACACACGACTACTATGACTTGTGTATAGAGGTGAAGCCTCGTGGATTTGATTGGACTTCTAACCGTGATGAATGGAGGGGCGTGATAGATGATCCGAAAAAACTTTTTGCGTTGTTTGCGGGAGATCCGTTTGATTGTTCAATAAAGATCATAACTACAGGTGATGCACTAAGCCAATCTACAATAGACCGGAATATGACTTTTAAGAGGTTTCGTTCGGGTCAATTTATCATGTATTGCCACAACCCGCCATTCATGAATAACGGATCTCCTGCGCTAATAACTTTTCTCAATTGCTCGGACTCCATAGACGAACTTGACGAAAATAATCAGTATAGCGCCATGAATGACTTCTACCTGGTAGAATCAAGTGACGCAGAAGACGCAGCAAGAAAAGCTCGGCAAGCCCGGTTCGAGTATGGCGAGGTGATTAGTCCCTGATAAGATACCCTTATCGACGGTCAGTAAATCAATTCAGAAGAGCCGGTTGGCTCGTAAACGTAATGGGGTGAGGTTATGGCGATAGAGAAAGGCGATACAATAGAGATCACATGTAGATCCGCGTCCGTTCATGGTGGATTTAAGAAATGGAATGATGAGGTACTCGGCATATTCGGCGACGAAATAGAAATAAGCATGCATTACAAGGATCGTGTGCCAGATGATGTATATAGGTCTCAGACCATGCGTATCAGCAAGCACGGTGGCTATGTGATTAAAAAAATAGGGTAACTCATGAAAAGACATTTTAAATACCTGAGCTATGTAATACGCCATAAGTGGTTCGTCTTCAGGGCTGGACTCATGACAGGCGCTCCCCTGTGGCGGCTCATCATTCACGATTGGAGCAAATTTCTACCTTCTGAATGGTTTCCGTACGTGCATTACTTCCATCAAACGAGTGACGAGAAGTTCAACGAATGGGCAGAAGCAAACAGTCAATATGATTGCGTCGAACTCGCACCATATGGACACTTTGCGTCCGAGCGATTCAATATCGCATGGCTGCACCATCAAAACCGCCAGCCGCATCACTGGCAATACTGGTACCTGATTCAGGATGACGGCAAGACGTTCCCTGTGCCTATGCCTGAGAAGTTTGTACGCGAGATGGTAGCAGACTGGGCCGGAGCTGGCAGAGCTATCACTGGCAAATGGGAAGTAGTGCAGTGGTACAAGGAAAACAAGCATATCATGAAGATGCATCCTGATACAAGGGCACTGACCGAAAAGGTGTTAGATCAGAACTTCAGCACGGAAGCGAATCGGCTTAGGAGCAGTTTAGGTATACCTAATTTGCTGCATTAAATACAGACCCCAATAAAGATTAGTGTCGGTAACAACGTAAACGAGGTGAAGCAATGGCAATTACAGAGCAAGGTTTACAGGTAATTAAGCAGGCGGCCAAGGTGTTGAGTCAGTTGAGGGAATTGTACGAGCTGTCAGGCGGGTATCAGATGAAGGCGATGGATATTGTCTACGATAGGATGCTCAAATCGCACGAGGAGTTCAAACGCAATTATCCTGAGCTATTACCAGAACCACAGCCGGAGGCGAAGCAATGAAAACAATCGTAGCAGGCCCAAGGGACTTCACGGATCGTGAACTGGTGTTCAATGCCCTGACGTTTGCCGGTGAGTACATCACGGAGGTTGTAAGTGGCGGCGCTAAAGGCGTTGATGCACTTGGCGAGGCATGGGCAAGAGAAAACCTGATCCCCATTAGGCGCTTCCCTGCTGATTGGGATTACCACGGAAGAAAGGCCGGGCCGATACGTAACAGGCAGATGGCAGAGTATGCAGATCAATTACTGGCGTTCTGGGATGGCGAGAGCAAAGGCACCGGCAACATGATTAGGCAGGCTAAGGCACGTGGGCTTAATGTTGTGGTGTGGCCTATTGGCGGCGTGACGCTTGACGAGATCACGAAACAGCATAACCCCCTGTAAATCCGTACCTTACGTGTAGCAAATCACGTAAGGCAGTATGCAACTCAACAAACCGCGCTACATCATAGCGCACACAGCGGCATTCACCCCGGAGGTGGATATAGCCGAGATCGACCGCTGGCACCGGGAACGCGGATTCACACGGCTCCCATACTGGCGAGACCAGCACAACCCGGAGCTAACATCATTCGGATATCACTACCTCATTCAGCAGGACGGCGTCACAGCATCCGGGCGGCACGAGGATGAGCCTGGGAGCCATTGCAGGAACGGATCAATGAACCGCCAAAGTATCGGCGTGTGTTTCACCGGGCACGGCGATCAGAGCGACTTCACCCCGGAGCAGTACGACGCCTTCTTTACGCTGGCAGCCAGCATCCGCAGGCGTTACCCGGAGGTGGCCCGGCTCGGCTCCGCTGCCCTGCTTGGGCATCGTGAGGTAAGAGGCGTGACGAAGACCTGCCCCGGCCTGATGGTTGACATGGAGGCGTTTCGGCGCATGTACGGGCTACGGATCGTAGCTGATGGCATGGGGATGGTGGATGTGCTAGGGCTGAGGCCGATGGCGGTGCGGGCGATTTGAACTAAGTGCTTTATTTTCAGTATATTAGGATAGCTAATCACAAATTTAGTTAGCCTAACAAATGGCAGATCAAGACACGCCGCGCATCATCATCTCAGGCGGCACAGTCGAGACAGCGTTCGGGGCGCAGCAGATAGAGACCGATACCGACTTCTACCGCGTCGAAGGGTACTACGTCTGCCCTAGTGACTCCGATTACACGATCCTGGAGATGTACAGCGGCAGGGATAAGCGCGTAAAGCTGTCCCTGGAGCAGGTACGCGATATCATGAGCCGGATCATTGATAAGAAACTACAACTCTTTGCCTAATGCCCTCTCCATTACTAGACCCCGTTAGCGAGAAAGAACGCGACGCCGAGTACATTCAGCAGATAGCCGAAGCGATCCATAACCGGGCGCAGCAAGGCATGTTTGCCACGAAAGAGGACGCGGAGCGCGTCTGTGAGCTGACGCATACCCTGTGCCGCAAGATCACGATGTACTACAAGCACCACAAGACGATTGCCGCCCCTGACAAGGTGACGTTGGAGCGGCTGACCGTGGAAGGTCCGAGCCTCAACGAGTTCACGAGCTGGAAGGCGGGGCAGCCTGCGTGATGCACAATCAACCACAGCCGGAGGTGTAGGGCTTATGGCTAAACTGACCGAAAAGCAGCGTAAGTTCGTCGAGGCTTTCATGGGTCCCGCCAAAGGGAACGCCACGGAAGCAGCGCGTATTGCTGGCTATTCGGGTAGTGATGCGACGCTTAGAAACGCTGGTTCTCGGCTGCTAACAAATGCTAACATATCAGAAGCCATCAAAGAACGTCAGGAATCCGATCCACTGGTTGCTGATCGTGAGGAAAGGCAGCGCTTTTGGTCCGAGGTTATGCGCAACGATCAGGCGGATATGAAGGACAGGCTCAAGGCGTCCGAGATCCTTGGCAAGTCGCAGGCGGACTTTACGGAGCGCATAGACCACACCACCGGCGGCGAATCATTTGAGACGATCAATGTAAGTATCGTAAGTGCCAAAAAGCCTTGACATATCCGGCACCGAACTGCTAGAGCGCACCCTTGCCAGTGACGCAAAGATCATCGTGCATGAGGGTTCGAGTAGTTCAAGCAAGACGTTTTCCCTTGCTCAGTATCTCATTGTGCGTTCGTTCAGTGAAAGCAACAAGACGTTCTCTGTAGTGCGTAAGACCATGCCAGCGATGAAGCGCGGGGCGCTGAAGGACTTTAAGGAAGCCCTTAACCTGGCAGGGTGTTACAGCGCATTCAATGAGAACAAGACAGACTTCAAGTTTACCAACAAGCAGAGCGGAACCGTGATAGAGTTCTTTGCCCTTGATAACGAGCAGAAAGCACGCGGGCCGCGCCGTGACGTACTATGGCTCAATGAGGGCAATGAATTGCATTACGAGGATTACCGGCAGCTTGCAATGCGTACCAAAGATCAAATCCTGATTGATTATAACCCGTCTATGATGCGTTCATGGATCTATGACGAGGTGCTGACCCGCGACGACTGCGAACACATCCACAGCACGTACAAGGTGAATGCGTTCCTTACGGATGCAAATCGGCGCGAGATAGAGATCATGGTTCCCGTCTACGAAGAAGCGGACGGGACAAAGTTCATTGATTGGGATCTAACCTACACCGGCACCGGGCAGCTCATCAAAGGCGATCCGTATTGGTGGAGCGTTTACGGCCTGGGGCGGCGCGGTTCGCCATCGGAAGCCATCTACCCCTACGTGTACGACTCCCCCGGCTTGCCGGACGGCGAGACGGTGTACGGGCTGGACTTCGGGTATAATCACCCGATGGTCATGGTAGAGGTTGGTATACGGGACATTGACCCGAAGCCGGAGCTTCATGTTGACGAGATCATACACGAATCATACTTAACGATTGCCGATCTGATTGATAAGATGAATGATATCGGCATTGATCGGCATAAGAAGATTGTAGCGGATGGATCAAGGCCGGAAGCTATTGAGGAGATCAAGCGTGCAGGGTATTGGATAGAGGGGGCAGACAAGAGCAAGGGGTCCGTGTATGCCGGTATCAATATTGTTAAATCATACAAGCTGTGCTTCACGAAAAGGAGCTACAGAGGCAAGCAGCAACATCAGGACTACCGCTGGCGCAAGTTGCCCGATGGCACTATACTTGATGAACCTGTTAAACTAGATGACGACTGCCCCGACGCCGTCAGGTATCCCGTATTTTCGCATTTCGCCAAGCCTGTAGGCTGGCTGGTATCATAAGGAAAAGAAATGGCAGGCGTAGCAATTCTCGACACACGAAGCCCCATTAAAAACACGTCACTGAATACGATCCTCGGCTGGTTCAGCGAGGACAAGAAGACCAACGTATCCATACAGACGCTATTCCATCAGCAGGGGTGGTTCCATCGCTGTGTGGACCTGCGGGCGAAGTCCATTCAGTCGATGCCGTGGAGCATTACAGCAACCGGCAGCGATACTGTTGTATGGGATAGCGACGCCCCGGAATTGCCGGAGCAGCTCAAGGTGCTGGACAACCTGCCCGGTCTTCTGTATCAATGGGAAGCATCCCTTGTCACCGTTGGCAGCGCATACACGCTTAAGGAGAACGATGGGCGCGGCATATCGAACCTGTTCTACCTATCCCCCACGAAGATAGAACCGATTAAGACACCAGCGCGGGGCGTCGTTGGGTATAAGCGAAACGTGAACAGCGGGCAGGAGACGTACGATGTTGAGGACATGATAGCCATACATGGCCTTGATCCGTTCATCGAGAACGGCCCCGGTGTATCGGGCGCAATGGCTGGAAAGAAGAACGTTCAGGTGCTACGCGCCCTGGATGGCTTCCTGGCTAACTTCCTTGACAAAGGCGCAATCAAGGCAACGATCTTAACGGTTGAAGGCGGCGAGAACATCCACCCGGATCAGATTCAAAACCTGAAGACGAAGTGGAATAAGATGCTCACCGGCTGGTTCAATGGCGGCAAGAATGAGGTGTTTAACTCGAAGGTAAAGCCGGAAGTGATCGGTGAGGGCTTATCCGATCTCTCTGATAGCGATTTAACCAGCGAACAGCGGGAAGCCGTATGCGCCGCTCTTGGCATCCCGTTCAGCCTCGTGATGAGTAATGCATCTAACTTCGCTACGGCGGAGCTTGACCACATCAACTACTACGTGTTTACGGTCGTACCACAGGCTAAATTCTTGCAGCGGCAGCTTAACCGGCAGCTATTTAGCGAGATGGGCTACCGCTTCACGTTCCACCCGGAGCAGCTTGAAGTGATACAGCGATATGAACTGGACAAAGCGCAAAAGGTGGTACAGATTACAGGTGGCCCCGTCCTTACGATGGATGAGGGGCGCGAATTGCTAGGCTACGAGCCTCTGGGATCACGTGAAATCGTCGTAGATGCCAGAGAAGAGGAAGCACAGCCCCGGCAGCTTGCGGCGGCTACAGAGGAAGGTGCAGACGAATCGACAGCGGATGTGAAGGTATTGCTTCAGAGCATCCAGGAGCAGCTTGAAGCGCTGAAGGTGCAGCCGGTAGCCGTGGAAGCCGAATGGAAGTCTGACACCGGCAAGGAGCAGGATATAACGGCTTGGCGTCGCAAGATCGCCAAGAAAGACCGGAGCGTTAAGTTTAGCCCGGACCACCTGAGCGAATACGAGGCGGCGATCATTCGCCAACGCCTTGATGATGGTGAGGAGCTTGATGCCGTGTTTGCACCCCCTTTCGTGGGTTTTTAGCCGCTCCTGCAAAGCACTATCCAGGGTATGCAGGGGCGTTACGGACGCTGGAACGGGCGGGACGCCATAGGGCATCCTTAAAGGCTCAGGACGACGAGCAGCGGCGTGCCGAGTGGTTAGCCGTTGACCGTATGCGGGACGTACACCGGGGGCCTGTAGCGGCCATCGTGCGGCAGTTCTTTGACGATCAGGAAGCCGAGATCATAGCCGAGATTGCAAAGCGATCTACCAAGACATTCAGCCTTGCCGACTTCTTCGACTTCCGCAAATGGGCGCGGGAGTTCATCGGGCGGTTAACCGGGCAGATCACGGAGATTATACGAGACGGTAAACTCGCCGGATTGCTTCGCATCGGCCTTGAATCGGACACCATACCGGATCGCCCTATCGCGTGGGATATCATCGCCCGGCAGGTCACGCGTAGTGAACTGGTTAACCAGGCGACGGAACGGCAGGTAATACGGCTACTCACGGACATGATAGCGGAGAACGCCACGCAGAACGAAATGCAGGCGTCAATGCATCAATTGTTCGAGGGCTACCGGGAGTACCGCGTTGACCGGATCACGAATACGGTCGTGGTTGGCGCGTTTGAATCGGGTACGCTTGAGGCGTGGATGGAGAACGGGATCAACAAGAAGGCATGGCTTTCAACGGCTGATGGTCGTGTACGGTCTGACCATGACACGCGCCAGCATCCCGAACTTGCCGAGCCGATAGAGATTAGTCTACCTTTCATGGTTGGCGGCAGCCCCTTGCAGCATCCGGGCGATCCCGAAGGGCCTCCGGGTCAGGTAATTAACTGTCGATGTACGCTAACCCCCTTGATTGATGATTAGCAAGAAAGAAAAAGCCAGAAGAATACTTGACGGGATGTGTTTGCTATGTGGCGTCGAGGCTGAACACGAACATCATCCCGATCCAAAGTTCAGGGATGGGTACGATGTGACAATTCCGCTATGCGTAAAGTGCCATGCGCGCTGTCATATGCTACCGGCTCATACTTGGATTGGTCATTCAGAAGCAACTAAGGCTGGAATAGAAAAGAAAAGGGCTACAGGATGGAAACCCGGAATAAACGGCAAGAAGTTAGCGGTGAAGAATATGCTCGGAGCTGATTTATGGGCATTTCTAATGAAGCCTATTATCTCGGAACTACAGTCTGGCGGGTATAGAACACTAGAGCAACAAGTCAATGAGCTTAATAGGCGCAATTTCCCTACATATACTGTGTGGATTAAAAGGCGAGATGATGCTATTTGGCACATCTCATCCTTGCACACCGTGATTAAGAGGATGCAGATGTTGTATTCACTATCAGAGCATAAGTCGCGGCAATTAAGCCTCTTTTAATGCATATGACCGAAACCGAAAACAAGATAGTAAGCCTGCCAGCCCTTCAGGGCATGGCGTCAACCGGCAACCAGGATCTCGTCTACGAGCAGCCGGACGAGCTGACGCAGCATGAATTGCAACAGGCAATCACTATATTAAGGGCGATCAAGCGCACGCAGCGCGGCTACATGCTGGCATCCCCTACCGTTGGCGGGGGGCGTGCATTGCATATCGTTCACCTAGACAAGGCGAAGGCGGCATGAGTGTGGTTTATGACTGCAAAAAGGCTGATGTGTTGGTAGATGACCTATCTTTTTCGCTTGAGGCATTAACACCTAAACTGCGAAAGCTAGCAAACCGGTTTCCTGAGTACGATACTTCCTATTGGGTACAGAGAATCAAAGACAGTAGCGACTACAAGTTAAACGTTTTTGTAAAGTCAGGTAGCTACAACAGGAAGGTAGAACTTCATGTCAATGAGTACACTGTTTCCAGCGATACGTACGCTGAGGCGATATACAATGTATTAACAGAGGAGTTGGTACAAAGAAGGCTAGTCCTTGAAGCTCGTAGGCTGGTTAGTGTATAGTTGGAACTAATACCCTAAATCCTTATATTACAGCATGTTAGGCATCGCCTGACGACCCAAGAATTAAGAAACTCCCAAAGGAGCAGTTTACCGCAAGGTAGGCCGCTCCTTTTCTCGTTTATGGAAAATCACGAACAAGAGTCACAAGCCCCATTAGCAAGCGAAACCGTCGTCTTTTTCGGCGGGGAAGTCAAGGCGTTAGACGAAGAAGGCAAGGTTGGCGGGTATCTCGTCCGCTTTAGCACGGCGAAAGATCCCGACCTCGCTGGCGACTTCTTCACGCCTGAAACCGACTTCGGCCCGGTCAAGGTAAGCCCGGTGCTCTACCATCATGGGCAGGACAGCGCCATCAAGGGCCGTAGGCTCGGCATGGGCAGTTTGTCCACCGATGACGTAGGCGTGTGGCTTGAAGGGCAGATGGATCTACGTGATGAATACGAGAAAGCAATATTCGAGATGGCAAAGCAGGGGAAACTCGGCTGGTCATCTGGAACGGCGGCGCATCTTGTAGAGCGTGAGGCGGTCGGTAAATCCTGGCACATCAAATCATGGCCGCTCGGCCTTGATGCCAGTCTCACCCCTACACCGTGCGAACCGCGCACCAAGGCTATACCCCTTAAATCATATCTGGCGGAGCTGAAGGCCGAAAGCCTAACACGCCTAATAGACACCGTTCATACTGCCTTTTGGAATACATACGGGCGGCTTGACTGTGACTCGTGGGTGTCTGAGGTATTCGATACGGACGTGATTGCCAGGGTTGGCGACAAGTACTACCGGATACCATACACACGCGATGGTGATAGCGTCATGTTCTCCACTACAGGGGAATGGACAGAGGTGCAGGAGAAACGTGAGTGGATCGAAAAGAAAACAGTTTATCTCAATCATATCGCGGAGCTAAAAGCTCAAGAGACGGACCACGCAGAGACGGATGTGCAATCCGTAGTCGTGCCCGTAGATGCAGAAAGCGAAGCGGCTGAACCTGTCGGGGTCAAATCCGATCCCGATACAACTCAAACCGCAACAATGGAAAACGTAGAAAAAACTCCAGCGCAGGAGCCTGTAGTACAGGAAGCTGCACCGGAAGTCAAATCCGAGATCGTCAAGCCTACTGAAGTGCTGACGATCACTAAGGCCGAGTACGATCAGTACAAGAGCCTTGAAGTGCAGGCCAAGGCAGGCGCACCAGAGCCTCAGCGCGTCGTCAAGGCCGCTCACGATGTCTCTGCTGCCAACGTGAACTTCAAGACCGGCTTGGGCGACACAGAAGCCAAGGCGGTAGCGCATTGGGTGCGTACTGGCGACATGGGCGGCGTAAGCCACATGAAAGCCGAAGGCGCTGATGGATGGGGAACCGTTTCAGGTCCTCAATCAATCGCTATCAAGGCATCTAACGATACCGATATGAACGTCGGTACCGCTGCTGATGGTGGAAACGCTGTCCCTACGGGCCACTTCCAGAACATCATTGCCCGTCGTGATGAAGCGATGCTTGCTACACGCTTAGGCGTTCGCAACATCCCCGGCAAAGGCACCACGGTAAACGTTCCTCTCGACAACGAGGGAGACGGTGAATTCATCTCAACTGCTGAAGGCGCTGCAAATGATCGTGACGCGCCAGCCATCGGCACAAAAGCAATGACGCTTGGCAAATACACCAAACGCATTGAGCTGTCTGATGAGTTGATGCAGGATGAAGACTCCCGCCTGCTTGAGTTCCTGGAGAACTTTGTAGGTCGTGGCATGGCGAAAACGCACAACAGCCTTTTGGTCACTGAAGTTACCACAAACGGTACCAACTTCAAGACCTTTGCTGGCGCTGCTGCTATCGCCGCTGGAGAAGTTCAGGACATCGTTTACAACAACGACCTGGCTTTCTACCTCGACGACACAGGAAACGTAGGTTGGGTTACACGCCCTGCTACTTATGGCCTCGTAGCCAAGCTGCAAGGCAATGATTTCATCTACGACGATACGCCGCAAGGCTCAAGCCGTGGACAGCGCTCATTGCTTCAGTACCCTGTGTACTTCTCCAACGCTGTTCCTGCTGCCACTACTGGCTTGAAGTCCGTCCTCTTTGGCAACTTCAACTATGTAGGTGTTCGCAACGAGCCTGAGTTCCGCGTACTGCGTGACCCATACTCCGCAAGCACAACCGGGCAGCTTCGCCTTCACTACTACTTCCGCACGGTGTACGGTGTACTCCAGGCCGAAGCTGTAGGGTACGGCACACAGGCGTAAGCTCAAACTGACAGGTAACGGGAGGGGCTCCGGCCCTTCCCTGCTCCTACAGATCAAAGGACAATGATCGTATTAGCACTAAAGAGCTTTGCCAGCGAGTCACGGAGCTGTGTTGAGGGTGAAACCTACGATTTGCCAGCCGATGAGGTGAAAAGCCTCGGCGGATTGGTGGAAGCGGTTAAGCCAGCAAAGGCAGCGAAGAAGGCACCGGCAAAGAAGACGACGAGCAAGTAAGTGATTCAAGTTGAGGTAACGACCACCCCTACACTGCTATTAGATCCACAGGAGGCAAAAGACTTCCTGAACCTGGATCTAAACGAAGCCGAACTAATGCTGCTAATGCGCGGCATTCAGGAGAAGGCGGAAGCGTATTGTGGGCGCTCGTTCACCACGCGGACAATCACCTATAAGCTGGACATGATAGGCGGCGACGATGTTCTCACATTGCCACGCGGCCCGGTCACGTCGATCACGTCAATTGAGACGCTTGATGAGGATGACGTAGCGACAACGATAGCCAGTTCAACCTACTACATGGTCGACAACGACCGACTGGTATTTACTACCACCCCGGACGTGCAACGCGACTATGGCGGCATTCTGATTACCTACGTTGCCGGATTGTCTACCAAGACGCCGGACGCGGTAAAGGTCGGGATGCTGAAGGGTTTGGCAACGCTATTTGAGCACAGGGAAGACTTTGTTGTGGGATCATCGGTGGCAATGCTACCCGATGTCTCAAAGACTTACCTGGATCAATACAGGCTGCTATGCTGAGAACTGGAACGCTACGGGAGCACGTCACCATACAGGTGAAGACGCTTACCACGGATCAGTACCACGAGCAAAGCGAAGCCTGGGCGGATGTGGCAACGGTGCCCGCTGCTGTCGGACCTATACCTGCAACCGAACAGGTGACAGCGGATCGGTTAGAGACGCAGCAGCGGCTACTTATCACTATCAGGTATCGTACGGACGTGACGGTTAAGAATCGCCTTAAGCATGTGTACTGCGGGGAAACCCGATACTACGATGTGGTAAGCGTGACGGACCGGGGCATGAGGCGCAGGGCCTTGGACATCACCGCTGTTTATGAGCAAGACAATCAGGTCTAATGGCATCGGTAAGCATCAAGATTGAAGGGCTAAACGACGCTATCAAAGGCGTTCAGGCTGATGTTGATGCCTTGCTTGTGCAGGCTGATCGGAAGTTCAAGGTGGCCGGGGCACGCATGGAGACCTATGCGAAGGCAAAGGCCCCTGTAAAGCTAGGCTTTCACCGTCGCAACATCCGGCACGATCCGGCAGCGCCATTCTTGTCTACATCGCTAACCGCAGCGGCTAAGTATGCTTCCGTGCTTGAGCTTGGCTTTGATGGGGTTGTGCAGGTGGGTTCGCATTCCAGGACCAGAGACGGCAAGTCACACGCGGTCAGGGCTCATACAAGGCAGATGAACAGACCGGCAAGGCCGCACATCATACCGGGCGCTGAACGTGCCCTGAAACAGCTTATCGAGGATCTTAACGGGCTGCTGAAATGATTAGCGCATCACTCGCATTACAGGACGTGTTAGGCGACGCGATTATCGCGCAGCTTGCCACGGACGCGATCACGGCGGAGGTAACGACGAACCCTACACAGGGCGCGTCAATGCCGCTTGTGGTGATCGGTGAGGATAGCGAAACGGCGGAGGATGAGAACCGCGACCAGATCAGATCCAGCATTGCACACAACGTCTATGTGCATACTGCGAGCCTTGTGCAATCAAAGGAGATCGCTAACAGCGTATTGCAGGCCATAGGGCCGAATGCTACGGCATTCAGCTTAGGTGCCAGCTTCTACGAGGTACGGCGAGAGCTTGAGGCCAACGACACTACAAAAGAGCCGCGCCCGGAGGGGTTCATATACCACTCGCTTATCAGGGTGCGGTATTTCATAAGCCATACAGGCGCGTAAGGCGTCGCAACTCTTAGAACATCATGGCAAATATTGTTAACGGGAAAGAGTACTTGCTCTATGTCAATGCGACATCAGAGCCAGCAACGCCCGACGAGATATTGAACTACACAAAGGTCGGGCTGCTTCGCACCTTTACCTTCAGCGACACGAGCGAACGGCTGACCAGCTCCAACAAGGACAATGGGAGTCGTACCACTACCCTCTCCGGCGATCAGAGCTTCACGCTTACCGGCGAAGTGGAATGGGGGCACGATAGCGACGCCGGGCAGGAAATTGTCTGGGATGCTGTCAAGACGACCACAGCAGCTAATAAGAAGCTGTACTTCCTTTGCACGTCTGATGTGACAAGTGATATACAATTTCGCGGTGCTGGCAATGCAATCAGTTGGGAGCTAGGAAGCCCTAACAACGAGATCATGACCGCATCTTTTGAACTGGCTGGTGATGGTGACTACACCAAAGAAGCCGTAGACGCATAATCCAATGGTAATACGAGACATAGACTTCGATTATTTCCTTGGCGACTGCGCCAAGATGGGCGCTACTGATGCCGATATCAAAAAGGCCGTAGCGATCCGCTTCACCGACAAAGGCAAGGCTGATAAAAAGCCGTGCAATTGGGACGTCAAGGAAAACAAGTGGGTGGCCGTCGATACCCTGACTGTAACCCTTTCCGATGGCGCTGATTTTGGCCGTGTTCGCATGGGCCGGGACCGCACCACATGGGAGCTACTCGACAAAGACCAGAAGGTAATCTGGTCAGACTAACACATCTAATCCCCGACAAAGATGGCAAACAAGGAAAAGGGCGAAGTAAGCCTTTCGATTGATGGCAAGGAGTACATATTGAAACTAACCGCTAACTCTCTGGCAGTGGCTGAGTCGCTTTCCGGTGTTGGTAGCCTGTTCGATATGGATAACCTCGGCTTTAGTACCGTGCGTGCATTGTTCTTTGCATCGGCGCGTGGGCAGATTGACAGCATCAATGCAGCGGGTGAAATGATGGATACTCATTTTGAAGCGATTGTTGATGCCACTACTGAAGCCTACGCCCTTTTTTTCCAAAGACAAGTCAATCACATCACATAGAACCAGGCACAGCCACCCCGCCTACGTGGGATGACTACTTGGTTTTTGCGAATGAGATAGGCTTGCCAGAGGATGCGTTTTGGGATATGTCCCTGCGTGAGTTCCAGCGGTATCTCGATGGCTTCAATAGGCGAAGAGATTACGAACGGCAGCTACACTTTCAGGTGGCAGCTGTTCAGGTTTCCGAGCTACTGAATGCATTCGGAGATCCTAAGCCGCCCTTGCAGCCAAGCCGCTTTCTTGATGCATGGTTAGGCAGAGAGACTGACGTAGAGAGTGCCAAGCAAAGGCTTGCAAGAGCTAATGCACGGCACGAGGCGAGGCTGGTGCGGGAGGCTGCGAAGCGGAAGAAGCGCGATGCTGATTCATCGCCTTAAACACCTCACTCATCTCCTTCATATCTGCGGCCATGCTCATAGATGATTTGGCAATTCCAGCAATCATTGAAAGCACGGACGCCGAAGCGATCATAAGAAAGAATCCGGCAAGGCCAAACCATACATATTGTGTGCTTTCTGGGTCTCCGGGGATAGCTGACGTGATACCGCCAATGAACGAAAACAGCGCACCGACAATCAGGAAGTAAGAAATGACTTTTGCGGCGTTGATAGAGGTTTTCATATGTCTGAAGTAAGAGTTGATATTAGTGGCGATCCGTCAGCGCTAAAGAAAGCCGTTGATGAAGCCAAGAAGGTCTTAAAAGGATTGGGTGCTGCTGCTGAAGAGGCACAGAAGAAACTCGATAAGATTTCCACGGCACGCGGAAAGGCACGTAAGATATTCGACGAGACGGGCGCAACCGCATCTATTGAACGTGCCAGGGCATCTGTTGATCGAGCTAGGGAGTCTATAAAAAAGGCTGAAGCCGATTCCGGTTCCTTCTTCTCCAGGCTTACCTCTGGTTTCAGGGGCCTGAAAAGTGGCGGCGATACCGGTTCGCTTGCAATCAAGGGCATAGGTAAAGCCCTTAAGGGAATTGCTGCACTTGGTATACAGACCACCCTTTCAGCTATTGGCGTGGCTTTGGCTGATGTCTGGGAAAAAGGGGCGCGTGCTGCTGAAGCGGCAAAGCAAGTTTTTCAAAGCGCATTGGGTACACTCGTAAATTTCAAATTGCCTAGCGGCTCCCCTTTCGAGGTGCAGAATAGGGATCAGCTAGTAAATCTATCCAGAGGCGCAAAGGATGAGGTCGGTCGATTAAGAGATGAACTGGAGGGGCGCGGGGTTATCACGCAGTCGGGCGGTGTAACCGGGGTTTTTAAATCTATTTTCGTTGGTGCTATCGACGCGGCCAAGAAGCTCGGGGGTGTTGTAAATCAAAACCTAAGACTGGAGACGCTACAGAACGATGCGTTACTATCACAACTTGCATCGGCAGAAGCCAAGTTAAAGGTTTATAGTGACCAACTAAAAACGCTTGACGAGATAAACCGCGTAGAAAATGAACTAGCGGGCAAGGGGCTTAATAGGGCACCAGGCAGGCAAAGCCCACGCGCTAACCTTTCAGGCTTACAAGGGTTTGGGGTTCAGGCCAACGGGGTTAAAGATACCGTTCTTGATAGGACCAAGGACCTGAAGCTACCCAATCTGTTGCCTGACAACTTCATTGTTAAACTCACGAACCTGCAAAACGCTATAAATAACGGCGTCATCCCTGCACAACAGGGAATGAGACAGGAAGCTAGCCTTTTACAAGCCGAACTCCTCAATTTACAGTCAAGAGGCGAACAGAATACAGCGCAGTTCTCATTTCTGAATGGTCGCCTTGGTGAGATTCGAGAGAGCATGAAGCAGACCACCACGGAGATTAATGGCGGTGCTGTAGCCCTGAAGCTGATAGGTACGATTGGCCTTGGCGTATTGTCCAGTCTGATATTCAAGTTCGAGGAGGCAAACAGCAAGGCGGCGAAGCTCAGGAATACGCTTCGCGGCATTGGGCAGCAGCTATTTAACACCCTTTTAAATGCTGGTCTCAATGTTGGCATCGGAGCCCTGACAGGAAACCCCATATCATTCGGGCAAGGTCTTGCGGCTGCGGTTGGCTTGCCGGTATCTACCACATCAGCAGCAGCAGTTCCAAGTGCAAGCGGTGCATCGTCAGGTCTAAAGTCACAGCCCATTCCCATCCAAGTCCAAGCCCTTCGAGTCTCCGGTGGCGATCTCCTCCTAACGCTGCAAAAAGCTCAAAACAGTCGCGGCGGAGGCGCTATAAGCCTTAAATAATGCCATACGCCACAGCATACAAGATCATTTCCAAGCAGTCTCAGACCGGGCACGTCTGGAACGCGTATATCGAAGACAGGGAGCTAGACAGCGATGATATCACTGAGCTAAAGGCCGGTGATGTGATGGTTGATATTCAATACTACCCTTTAGGATTCTACGCCGACACAGGCCACCCGAACATATTTACATCTACCTGTACCGTGGAGTTCATCGACGATGAAACTGGAGTATTATCCGAGCTTGTTGGCGCTGACGACGAGCGTTACCGCTTGCGCGTTGAAGGTGATTCAAGCGATGAATGGTTAGGCTTCATTCTGACCGATAGCTATAAGTATGATCTATACGGCAAAACCGTAAGCAGTATCAGCGCAACGGATCGGATTCAGGACCTGAAGGAGATCCCCTACTCTCAGGGCGGCGGCGTGCTCTATACGGGACGTGAAGACCTCCTAACGATCTTGACGCAATGCCTGGATTCTACCGGCCTTGATATCGGACTCTCAACACATTGCAACTGGTTTCCGCACCTCGGCACGAACGAACTAGACACAGACGACGACCCCTTAGAGCGTTTGTTGGCGGATCAAAGTGAGTTCGTGGATGCTGATGGCTTCCCGTATTCTAAGTTCACCGTTCTGGATCAGATCCTACGCCGCTTTCAGCTCCAGATCATGCAGAGCGAAAAGCGTTGGTTTATCCAGCACAGGCGCAAAGAGATTAGCGGTGGTAATTACAAAGTCTATCAGTACGATGCAGATGCTACGCCTGATGGCACGAATGCCACGCTAAACCACACGGCGCGGGTTGAGGTAGCAACAACCGGAGCCAATCAACAGATCATCGGACGCGCTACGGTATCTGGTACAAAGCCCTATGGCAGCGTTGCAAGCACTTATTACCACAAGACACCCGGAGCCGGTGCGCTTGGTAATGCAGGCTTTGAATCCGCCATACAGACTTCAGGCGGTAGCGGCGTCGGTAACTGGCGCGTAGGAGGCACTACTCCCACCCCGGTTGTTGCATCTCCTGGTATATCAGGCGCTGGCCTTGATGTATCAACGCAGGCGCTGTACATGGATATCATCTATGAAAGCACCACAGGGTTTACCTCGATACCAGCCGACCCAATAACGAATCTTAATGATTACGTTGAGCAAACGAGTTCAGGGCCGATAGAAGGCGCACCGGGGCGCAAGATGCAAGTAAGCATTGATGTGACCATGACTCCAGCATCGGCATCTGTAGACCCGGCGGCGGGGCGTGTGTATTTCTTTGTTGAATGGCATGTCGGTAGCTACAAGCTGCATCAAACGAGTCATATAGGGGCCTACCAGTGGAGCACGAGCCCACCAACCGACGAGGAAAAGCTACACTTTGAGCGGGCTATTCTGCCCGGAACGGTTCAGACGCTTACATTCACGACGGAGGAAATGAGCGTTGCAAGTGTAGATGTTACCGGCGACATTTACTGCAAGATTTACAACGCTACAGAGGATAAGAATGGTGGGGCAAGCAACACGGCACAGGTGGATCAAGTCGTGTTTGATAATGTGAGCTACAAGATCCTTGATGATGATAACGTTGAGCTGAACGCGGCGACGCGTACGCTTATTACCTACGATGGCAACACGAACCGTTCTAGTCCAGAGACGCCTACGCAGATCATAGGCGACGGGCCAACGACCGGGCACCCCACGCGGTTAACCGTGCTGGACTCTACCGATACAGAGCGCGACATAACAAGCGATTGGAATTGGCTACCTGCTCCCTTTATATCTGGGGTAAGCCTCGATCAGTTTTGGGCTAACGAGATGTTGAAGGAGTTCCGGCAAACAAACAAGGAGATCATAACCACCTTCTACACCAAAGAAGGCACAAACCCGCCTAAGCCGCATCAGTACTTCGTGCTGGCGAACCCGAATAACACGGCGGAGCAGGACTACACATGGCAGGAACTGAGCTACCGCCCGGTTAATCACGATCAAATCCTATCGGGCACATTCATAGAGTATCAGCGCGGGGCTAACGGGGATCAGATATGTGTCGTGGATATCAAGCCCAATACGGCCTTGCTTGCTGGCATTGACGTAGATCAGGGCCTTGTGTGTGATAGCACAGATCCGTTCGTGCCGCCAAGTGTGCCCACAACGCTCTATTACAGCAACAGCAGCAAGGAGATCAAGAAAGCTACGATAGATAGGATCTCTGGCAGTTGGAGCGCTACGACGATACGAACGTCATCATCGCTCACGCTGGTAGATATGTTCGTTGATGGCGCGGCGGGATATATCTTCACGTCCGTTGCCGAGTCAGGCGATAGTAACCGCTACATCAAGCGATCCGACCTGGTTGGCGGCTTGCCTAGCACGCTCGTAACCATCACGGCCATTGATAGCGGCTTCCCCCCTACCGTTCGCATCTGCCTTGACAAGCTGAATCGGCGCATTATCGCCGTAATAACAAACTTCACGTCAGGCGATAAGGTCAGCGTGTACAGCTATGATGGCGTACTGATTCAATCCGCATCGTTCATCCGGGATACCACCTCCATCGGTGCCCCGGCGGTATCCGAAGATGGCACATACGCCGTTTACCAGACGTTCGGCGGCGGCACGAAGCGCGTGCAGAAATACGATTATGCAGGGAATGCGAATACGGACATAGAGACGAGCGGCGCAAGCGTGGAACTTGGGGCACATGCCTTTATGGATGACGACTACGGCAGCGTTTTCTTTGAATGGTCCGGGGCGGATGAGATACGTACATGGCCTACGCCGGGCGGCGGTTCGTTTAGCTCGGTTATCACCACAGCCGGGACTACAGAGCTAGGATTGGCCGGTGACAGGGTGTACCAGAAAATCTACGCAGGCACCACGAACAACACCATCAAAGAGTACAACTACGACGGCACCGGGGAACGGACGGTCATAGACGATTCCCTGTCAGGATCGGACATCCAACATATAGACCTGGATGCGTAGCTTTTCTAACCAACCGCCCTACCGGGCTTGAATCATGCAAGTACTCAATTGGATCAAGGATAGGTTACAGGAGCGCTCAACGAAGCTCCACTTCATAACCCTACTAGGTGCCCTCTCCCTCTTGGGTGTGATCGGCCCCGACGCGCAGCAAGGCGCTATTGACGCCGTGGAGACGGGTCAGGAGCTGTACCAGGAAGGGTTAGACTCGTCGGTAGTCATCATCGACAAGGGCAAAGAGCTTATCGAGACGGGCAAGGAGACGGTGGAATACGCCAAGGATACCGGCATCCACTTCTGGCAGCGCTTAGGCGGTCTTATTGCTATCATCATGTCACTCGTGGGCATGGGTGCAAAGGATGCGAAGCAGGGTCTTGAATACGAAGCCAGAGAGGAAAAGCTGAAATACAAGGCGTCTGTTATGGGCGTTGATCTGGACAATACCTTGCCTGACATGTAGACAACGACTATCCGCCGCCCCGACTGTGTTTGTGTGATTTCGGGGGCTTTCATCAACGCATCTCAGGGCGGCGGGTTATTTCTATAAGTACTTGTAATTGCTTATCTTAAGGGTGCAAATCCAACGGTGATCGTACATGCCGCAACAAGTCCCAACAGTAGCAGAATACAACGCCCTGATGGATCTTACAGGGTCGCTATCAAAGCGCATCGAGGCGCTAGAGGCACAGCAGCCATTGCCGGAGCCTATCCCGGAGCCGTTGCCGCCTGTGGAGCCTCTACCCCCTATCGGGGATCGCGTCATCATGATAAGCAGCCCGGACCAGATCCCGGCACCTGATGCCTGGCAGCAAGGATATACGTACGCCCTAAGCGAAATGCAGTGTGGTGAGATCGTATGTGATGTGGATGACGTGACCATAAAGGCTATGCCGGGTCACAAGGTTTTATCACAGGCATTCAAGCGGCTGACGACGGCCCCGCGCATTGAAAGCGGCGTTACCGTCATGCCGTACACACGCGACCTCCCCCGCCACCCCGCAACGCATGAGGGGCCGTGGCAAGGGCACCGTGACCGTATGCGCCCGGAGCAGTTCATAGCCAACGGCAAGATGTTGCAGCCGGTGTACAGGCGTGAGGACGTAGGCCCCGGCAAGTTCTACGTGGAAGGCCCATCGGATAAGCCGGTAGCCGTGTACCTGATGGCGCATGAAGGGCCGGTTGAATCGGTCTCGTATGCGCACCATCCCCGTTTGCTATATGGCAAGGGCAAGAATGTAACCGTGGAGGGCATCGAGTTCTTAGGCGCCGCATCTACCGGCAAAGCTGGCGCGATCCTGACCAATGACGGCTGGCAACTAAAGAACGTTGCCTGCAAATACTCAGCCGGGCCGGGCTTTGAGCTGACGGGCAAAGATGTAATCGTTGAGGATTGTTTAGGCGAAGGCAACGGGCAGCTAAACTACCTTATCAGGCAGTACACGGACATGTATTTCATCGGATGCACGTCCCGCTACGGCAACCGTAAAGGCTTCAACGCGGCATGGGAAGCCGGTGGAACGAAGATCGTCAACGCATGGGGTGAAGGCAAAGGCGGCGTGAACCTGACAGTACGGGACTACACGAGCGAACACGACAACGGCCCCGGCCTGTGGTTCGATATCAACAACCGGGGTGCTGATGTTGATGGCGTGCTGGTTAAAGACGCCCTAGCCGCTGGCGTCATGTTCGAGCTTGGCTTTTATGATGGCATTGCCAAGAATATCAGGGTCGAGGGCGTTCGCCCCTACCCCGTCCCGATGCAGACCAACACGCGGCAAGATGGTATTGTCTGGCAGGCGTCCGTTCACAACAACACGTTTGACACGATGCACGCTGAAGGCTGCTACAACGCGTTTCTGTTCAAGGTGCATGAAAATCGGGGGGCTTCGCTAAACAACCGATTCACGGTCATGACAGGCCGCAGCTTCACTAAAGACTTCTACCTGGAGACATTCCCGGCAAATCGCATTCACGATGCCATAGCGAAAGGCGCAAAACCTGTAGGCTTCTATGGCTGGATGAATCACGGCAATCACATCGAATCAGTAACAAAGGTTTAACAACCGACCCCGGCCCCTATTTGGGGCTTTCTTAAACGTCTGACACAGTACCCCTACAACTCTGGCTAAATGGTTCATACGGTAGTAACATCCGCAATACAAGTCTCAATGGCGGTGCTGGTATTCATGTCCGGGGCGTTTGTCGCCCTGCTGAGGATATCAATGCCGCAGTCCGTCAATGAAGGCTTGCTGTCTCAAATACTAGGCCCATTGGGTGCGCTTGCATTCGCTGTGGTTACGGTGTGGTTTCTCGTTCGCTATCTACAGCGAAAGGAAAAGCGACTTGAGGACTTGCAGGATAATCAGCTAAAGGAAGCGCTAGACGACGCCAAGTACTGGCGCGAAATAGCACTAGGCAAGAAACATGAAAAAGATGCTTAAAGATCACCCAAACGGTAGTTCATCCAAGACGGCGCAAACAATGACTTATAACTCTATCGTTGTTGGCGTTGTGTTATTCACTGTTCTGTCTGTGGCTGCATTTGTGTTTTTTCCCATCCTGATTGACAACGAGCTATCGAGCTTGGAAGAGCGTCTGATACAGCATGAAAGCCTTGACGCGCACACCACGGCACGCGACAGGATACAGGAGCTAGAGGTCAAGGTGGCTGTATTGGAGGCTCATCTAATGATGAATTACAAGCCCCTGCCAGATTCTACACAGTAGACAAAACGGCCCCTGCCCTACCAGCGGCGTCCGTTGGGCAAAAGTCAGGGACGGGGCCGCCCTTTCTAACATCGCGTCTGACCATACATACTGCAACTCTCATGCCTGAATATCTGCTACTAAAGATGCTTATCACCGGGTTCCTGTTTGTCTGTTTCGGTTGGGCTGCCACCAACCTACACCTGATAAATGAATCCGAACGATCTAGAGGCTGTAGCGGCCTTCCTCTCAATCCCAATGCTAGCAGCCGCCATCCTGGGGCTACTATGGCAAATTAAGAACACTAAACCCTCCCCCTGATGACTGGACTCTGGATATATATCGTTACTAGCTGGCTGCTACTGATTGCAGCCATTGCCGCATTCTGGCACCTACTGAAAAAGGCAGAGCCGCATATACACGACTGATGCAAGCGATAGATCGAAAATATCTAAAGGCACCATTCCCCTATTTCGGCGGAAAAAGCCGCGTTGCATCTGAAGTGTGGGCGCGTCTTGGCGATGTGAAAAACTACGTGGAGCCGCTTGCCGGTTCGCTTGCCGTGCTTCTGTCGCGCCCGTCAATGCACAACACCGAGACCGTAAACGATCTGGACTGCTACCTGTCAAACTTCTGGCGTGCCGTCAGGCATGACCCGGAAGCCGTAGCCATGCACGCCGATTACCCGGTGTCAGAGATAGACATTCTTTCCCGGCATGACTGGCTTTTATCTGAAGGGATGGCGCTAAAGGACAAGATGCGCCAAAATCCCGGCTTCTACGATGTAAAGATTGCAGGCTGGTGGGTTTGGGGCGCGTGCTCGTGGATCGGTGGCGGGTGGTGTGCAAACCCATCAGAGCAGCTCCCCCACCTTGGGAACAATGGCAGGGGGCTTAACCGGAAGCTCCCCCACCTTGGGAACAATGGCAGGGGGCTTAACCGGAAGCTCCCCCACCTTGGGGACAATGGCAGGGGGCGATACATACGTGAGTATATGGATGCGCTATCGAACCGGCTTCGTGATGTGCGTATTGCCTGCGGCGATTGGTCCCGCGTGCTCACTCCGTCAGTGACGCACCGACACGGCCTTACCGGGATCTTCCTTGATCCACCCTATGGCGAAGGTGCGATGAACTACAGCGCCGGAGGCAACGACACGGACATAGCCCAGGACGTTGCGGCGTGGGCTATAGAGAACGGATCTAACCCCGCGATGCGTATTGCCTTCTGTGGCTACATCGGTGCGGTTGATATGCCGGACTCATGGGAATGCTACAGATGGAAAACGGCTGGCGGATACGGGTCGCAATCGGACGGCGAAGGCAGAGAGAACGCAAAACGTGAATGCATCTGGTTTAGCCCCTATTGCCTCAAGAATCAGTTAGACATTTTCGCACAAGCCGCATAAGTACCACCAACGCGCCCTAACAAGCGTACCGACCCTTGACACATGGCGACCACATCACACTCACTATCGGCACCCACACACGCTACGAGATACGCGGCAACGAGTGCCACGAGGTAACGCCAGCCGGAAGGCAGCGCGTATCGGTTCACTATGCCCGGCAGAGATACGCCCGTTACGTGAGGACGCAACAGCCTACTATTATGAGCCAACGTAATAGCGATCTATTCTTTCTCGGCTGGTCGCTCATCATCGCTGTACTTGTTACAGCTTTGTTGCTGTTCGCCCGGATGCTATAGCGTAACGTATTGAGCCGCCTGCTCTGCACGGATCGGGAAGTCAGACCCCCAAGAAATGTGGGGCGGGTTGGCGCTTGTTTTGCGATACGGTCTACACCTGCCAGCGATACGAGACCGATACGAGTTTGAACTAGCTGCATTTAGCCTTATCTTAAGGATTCGTGCAAAAAGGAAATGGTTACGATGGGATAACGCACCCCGTAACTATACGAATCTAAGAACTTCCCGCATCTCGTTGATCTTCTGCACCCTCTACCCGGCAAGCTACCGGGATACGGTTCAGCGCTTTCCTTAGCGGCACGGGTCACGGGGGCGGGAATCTCTAGTGAGGTTTTTTATGTCACACCGAAACGTCAGCGGGGATGGCGCTGCTACGGCCAGCGACCAAGCACCCCGTATCGTTCCCCGGCACAAAGTTTTAGCCAACCAGGTTGCAGGCAAACCCCAGAAGCCCGTAACAGCAAGCTCAAGGAAACCAGAGCCGGTCAAGGCCGAACCCGTAACCGTTCACGATACGGCGCGGAGCTTCTCCGAGTCCAGCAGGGGAGAGATCAATACTATGTTTGAGGGCTTCGTGAGCCTGAAGACGTGGGGCCTATGGTTGATCGGCCTTATATCGGTTGGCTTCGGCTTGCAGATCACACTTACTACACGAGTGGTAGAGAACGACCTGGTAAACTTTATACTTGGAGCCGGTACGGTTGCAAGTATGTGCTACGGGTTGTTCTTCGCTAACAAGCTATTTAAGGGGCTTAGGGCAGGGGCGTTTATCGGCTTCTCTAAGTTCCTAGCAATAGCAATGCTTCTGCTCATCACATGGGAAGAAGTAACGGCGATGCCAGCCAAGTTTGATACGGATCTAGCGATCTTCTATATAAAGTTCATTGGGCCTATCTGCCTTGGCGTGTACTTCCTTGCAACGATGATACTCGTTCTTATGAAGCCGGACGAAATGCGGAGCCGAAAACTAAACGCATTGAATACCAGGACGGAGCATAACAAGGCACTGCGGGAAGTTCGATTGCCTGAGCGCAAGGCAAAGGCAGAAGCAAGAGCAGAGAAGATGGGTGCCTTCGCTGCGTGGGCGGCACGTACCAAGTTGAGCGTGCTAACTGCTATTTTCTCTGTTGTACGCGGCTGGAGCATCACGCTCCAACAGGCGTGGGCACTGGCAGGGGATAAGCACGAGGAACTTGGTACGCACATCCAGAGCTACGAAAGCGGGGGGAAGAAAAAGCGATCCAAGAGCACGGCACGAAAAGCAGAGCCGGTAAAAAAAGCACAGCGCAGACGGTTTCGACTCTGGTAGAGAAACCGCGTAAGCCGCAAGCCAAAAGGCGAAAGAAGAGGGGGAAGGTTTACACGCATTGCCAGTGCGGGTGTAATGAGGAGATACCAGCAGAAGACAGGATGGCGGGAAAGATGTACCTCAATGACACGCACGGCGCAAGGGTTAGGAACCGAGAGCGCAGGAAACGCCAAAAGGCCAAAGCCTGAATCAAGCCGCTTCATCCTCCGGGGTGGGGCGGCTGTTTTTGTCTTAGCTGAACTCACGGAATGAAAACTCATATCCATCAAGGTCCTTTTCAAAGTATGCCGGTTCCGCTTCGCTCACGCTAAATCCATCTTGCTTCGATTCGACCATTTTCCAGAACTTGTCATGTGGCACGATCCTATCGTACTCGTCTGCGATCTGGAACTGGCTTGTTATCTCTCTCCACCTTTTAGCTGTGCTAATAATGCCGCACGGCAAGTCGTCGGCGTCCCGGCCATCATAGCCGCGAAAGTTAAACTTCCATCCCGCCGATGACTTGCCGATATGCAGTTCAGCCGCCTCGTATGGGCGCTTGCAGCATTCGCAGGGTGGCGGCACTTTTGTTCTGATGTAGTAATTGGTACCCATCGTTTCACCTCTCAAGTTCAACCCCCACACCAGCCATGTCGGAGGGCGGGGGAGTGGTTATCGTTTCAGCGCCTTATCCTCGTCCGGGTCCTCTGTGACCACGATGTTACCTTCTGATCGTGACTGGGAAAC